CGATAACGCTTGATTAAATCAAACTCTGTCTTGTAGACACCTTCAATATCAACATATTGTCCGAAAAATCCACTAGTTAAATAGTGATCTACCCCGTCCTCATTATTAGGAGGAACGGGGGAAACCACACTGGGGGGAGTTTTTTCGGTGTCCTCAATTGAGAACCCAAATAATTTAGACATGATTTATTTGTAGTCTTTTATTTGACTATTTATCTACCGAATGACTCCTTGACTATTTTGATCAACGCTAGATCCAGCCGTGCTGTTAGTTCCTGCAATCCAGTACTGAACCTGGAAAGTTACAGTGAATTCCTCAATCGTATCTGTACTATCGTAAGAAAGTGCAATTTCAGATACTTCAGTTGGGAAAATGTCACTAAAGTAATATGTTCTCAAGGGTTTTATATCTTCACGTCCACCGCTGCCATCTCCCGTAGATGATGATCCCTTAGCATTTTTACCTTGATTTGCACCTCTTCCGAGTTGATTGACAGTGGCACTAGCCATGTAAGAACCAGGTGAGGTAGCACCAGATCCATCAGTAAGTTTACTAATACCATTCATCCACTGCTCAAACTTAGATCTAATTCTAAAGTTCTCGTCATTAATAACAGTAATTGTCCAAACATCAAAGGTTCTGTCTCCAGCAACTTTGAGTGTTCTTCCTCTGAATGGGATTTCAATAGGAGTTACATTTGAAGAAGGTAAAGCAGCTGCTTTGCAAAGGAATTGAAATTCCTCTTCTACATCATTACCCCAAAATCCCATATTATCTCCACCTGGCCAATTCATGTTGACTTCAAATAAATTGGGGCGGGAACCGCCACCTTTAAGGGCGGATTTAAAGTTGGTGATTGTTCTTAAGTTTGCCATTAGTTGATTCCTCCGTGATTATTGTATTATTAAATCAAACTCTGCCAGTTACTTCATCAAAAGAAACACCTGTTCGTGAAGCAATGAATGTCAAAGTAACATAGTTAATTGACTTGGTAGGCTTCAGGAAGATGTCTGCTCTGAATTCATTGTTGTCAACAATGTCAGGAGTATTGTTAGAGGAATCACAGATGACTCGGAAGTCATATAGTCCTCTCTTCGCTTGAACATCACGAAGGTAAGGTTCAACAGCATTAGTAAACTGAGATCTCGTAATCTCATCGTTGAACTCAAAGAGTTGATCGTTTGCAAGTCCTTCCAGTGCTTTTTCAACAGTAAGGAAAAGACGACGAACATTGATTCTATCAAATGCGGAAGCAAAACTAAGTCCTGTTCTATCGCCGTAAAGAACAGTTCCAGTGCCAGGTAATGTTACAATAGAGTTAACTCTTGCTTCATACAGTGAATCTCTTTGCGACTTATTGGGGTTAAATGCAAGTTTAATTGCATTATTAAGAACACCTCTTTGTTGTCCTGCAGGAGAATACCAGGGGAACTGATCAATCTCAGTCCTAACCATTAGTCCTGCAATATCACCATTTGTTGGAATATAGCGGAACTGATTATTGAATCTATCATAAGTGTACTTGTATCCACTATCAAAGATAGCGAATGAAGAGGAACTTAGTGAACTGAAAAACTTAATAACGTTATTTGTTTGATCTGTAGTTGAAGAAACATCTACAACATTATTTCTATGTGGAGAGATACAAGCAACACAATCTTTTCTGAGTTCGGCAATAGAAATCAGTTTATTTGCTTTTGCTTGAGATTCTGCTTCAGTAGTGCAACCAGGGCCCATCAGAAGGAAATCTACTTCAATTTCATCTTTATTGGAGAATAAATCATATCCAGTACTAACACTTCCAAGTGAAGCAGACATTCCTTTGTTGTCTGTTCCGCTATAGTCCTTACCATTTGTAAGAGTGTAAGTTTTATTACCAATAGCACTGAATGTTACACCCTGAGCATCTTGTCCAAATAGTCCTTGTGATGTTGTGAAAGGAGTAAAGGAAGCAGAGAATCCAGTTGCAACTGGTTTTGTTCCATGGAAACTATCTTCAGCAGAGGAAACATTTCCACCCGCATACAGATACTTAGAACCTTGTGCGAGATAATCCTTATAGTAAGTTCTTTCTGGTGATGCTAAAGCAGATACAGTATCAAGTGCTTTAGACATGAAGGTATTCTTTTCAAGAATATTTCCTTTAATTCCAGTTACAGAACCTGTGTCATCTATGACAACAACGTGCATTGCATCACCTTTACCACTTCTATCGGTAACATACTTGCTAGAAACGGGTTTAGGAGCTATTTCTTTCCAGAAGACAGTTGAATTAGAGAGTCCTAATGTCTGTCCATCATACCAATCAGTTACAGTGCCTGCAGCACCCGCAAATACTCCCAATCCCTTACCAGTGTTAATTCCTGAGTTGTTTACGGGAATAATTGTGGATCCAGTCTGGAAAGATTTTAGTGGATCTGACTGAACATAATCAATAGCAGTTTCAGTTCCTGCACCAGATACTCTTGATACAACCTTAACAACAATACTACTTGCACTGTTAGTTGAGTCAGTTGTTACTCCGGTTATAATTCCTTTTAAGAATCCATCAACAACTTTAGTTGTGCCTACACCTGCCTCAGTTCCTGATAGTGCCATAGTAACACCAAAACCAACCGTGAAGTTGGATAATCCAGGATCATTAGTTGTAATACCAATGACTTGATCGCCGAAGTCATCAATAGTAGCAACCTTTAAGTCGTTGAGATAAGTTCCAGGATTCTTTGCAGAATAGTAGAAATCTGTTGCAGAACTATAACTTGCGTTATAGTCATCAAAGTTTTTAATTTTAAGAGATGTGGAAGCAATTCCTACGCCAGCATTGGCGTTGTTAAGGTTTGCACCGTCAACTCTGACGACTTTTAATCTTCCGCCATAAGAGAGGAAAGATGAAGCAGTCATCCAGTATTCATAGTGTCTATCTGTTGAGATAGGTTGTCCGAATACTTCGATCAGCTCTGCTTCTGTAGTAATATCAATCGCTTCAGAAACAGGGCCCAAACTAAAGGGGCCGGCAATTGCGCCATTGTTCTGAAGAACATTATCAGCTCTTCCTACAGTTACATCAACCTCCCTTACAAGTATCCCAGGAGATAATTGAGGAGTCGCCATGTTTTTCTCCGTTGTCTCAGTTTATCTAAGAATATTTAGAATTTAGACTATTTTCAGCGGGGAAACGTGACGTGAACTACCAATCTGGATAATCCCAATCTACGAATGGTGTGCATTTCTTTCTGTTGTCAATTATTCTTTTAATCGTACATTCTTTACATTCATAAGAATATGATGATGCAACTGCTCCTCTATCTTTTCTTGTTCTATAAAATCCTTCTATTAAATTTTTAGTCTCACCACACACTCTACACTTCCTATCATTTAGAAGCAGATGCCCTAATTTTATCTGCTTATCTAAATCCACTAGAACCATCTCCAAGGAAGTATCGAATAACCTAACATGTTTAACACTGGTTCAAATGCTAATGCTAAAAGTGTGAACAACAATACTTCGATAAAAGTTTGTTTCCATAATGGTTGCTTTGACTTCCATTCTTTAAATTTATTTGTTTTACTTACCAAACCTTGTAAACCAGATTTTTTACTAATAACTTCTGCCCACCAATTTGGATCAACAATATCACTTAATAAGTTTAAAAATTTAATCATCAGTACTTCCACATATAATCCATGCCACCAGCAGTTTCTCCATATTCAGATGTATTAAACCATCTTTCGCCTTCGTCATCGGTGAAACTTTCTTCACCGAGTCCGTCATCCATGAATCCAAAGGGTGCCATGTCTTGTTCGATTTGATTTTTCTGCTCTTCGTAAAGTCTTTTTCTAATATCTTGATCGGTAAGTTCTTTAAAATAGTCTTGAGCTACTAACCATGCATAGATGACAAGACACATTGCTAAGTCATCATGACAACCATCTTCTGCTTCAAATGAATTGTTCTTTGAAATAAATGTGGTGAGTTCTGATATAATATCCAAGTCATTGAAAAGAAGTTTATTCTCTTCAATCATTGTCTTGAGATTGAGTGCCCCAACCTTCTTAACAGTTTTGGACATCTTAACTCCCAATTGAGTTTTCTTACCGGAGAAACCTTGTCCAACTACTTGTCCTGCTCTACCTCTCATAGAGCACATTAAAACATTCTGATATTCAAGATCATAGTGAAGAAGTGATGCAACTTGATCACCTACATCATTTACTTCACAAAGAATATATGCACTATTATAATTTTTTGCTACTTCATATATGATGTTAGGAAATAACATCGGTTTGATATCATTATTTTTATACTTTGCAACTATTTTATGTGGGAAAGACGTAATATCAGCACAAATAAATGCAGAATAATCTTCACCCACACCTCTTGCTACATCAACTGTAATTAAATAATCATGATTTTTTTGTGGTTCTTCATATACATCCAATCCTGCGTTTGATTTTAAAGGATTATCATATACTAAAGATTTTAATTTACTTGCAGCGATGAGTGTGTCAATAGATCCTAAGAACTCACACTCAAACTCAATCTTAAATTGTTGCTCTGAAGTATTTGCAATGGTTTGTTCTTTCCATGCATCATCTCTTCCTGGAACTTCACTCCAATGAACATCAGTTGGAATATATTCATTCTTTCCTTTTTCAGCATCACTCCACATACGGTAGAAGTGATTCATACCATGTGGGGTAGATACGATAATTACTTTGGTGTTTTTACCAGAAGTAATAGTAGGATAAACAGAGGCAAAGAACGAGTCAGCAATGTGATTTGGGACAAACGCGAACTCGTCGAGAAAGAGGATGTTAAATGACATACCTCGGACAGCACTTGCAGACGTAGAAGCTGCCAATATCTTACTGCCATTCTCTAACTCCAAAGAACCTTTGTTCCATACCATTATACCCTGCTGCATCCATTTAGGTAGATTCTCGTATGCAGTTTGTAATCTGCCTAAAAGTTCCCTAGCTGTTGCTGCTTTGTTAGCAAGTATGCCAATGTTAACGCTGTCATTGAAAATCGCATAGTGAAGAAGATAAGAGACAACTGTAGTGCTTTTGCCAGTCTGTCGCGGCATTTTACAGATGTTAAATCTATTTTCATGAAAGTTGTTAATTAACTTTTCTTGAAAGCGATATGGTTTGAATGATACAAGTCCTTCATCCAAACTAACAATTTTTACATACTTGTTAGCAAAATAAACCGGATCGCGTTGACATTGAACAAATTCAATAATTTGCTCTTCGGTAAACTCAATTGGCGTATTCGCTTTTTTTAGATTAGGATTACCAAGATAAACATTATCAGACATAAATTAATCAGCAATTCCAAGCCCTGAGTGATTTGTTTATTCTGCTATCTGGATCGTTGGCAGTTTTGGCAGAAGTAAGTTTCTTCTTCATACCTTTCATTCTTGCACAGAATGATGCTCTTCTTTTATTACCAACTTTTTTAGAAGGTGCTTTCAGATCAGAACCTGGGTTTTCTCTTTCATAAGACTTACGTCCTTTTTCATTAAGTCCACCTTCTTTGTTCTTACCTGCCTTTCTTGTCCAGGCAGCAGTCTTTTCTAGAATTGCTTCCTCCTTTGCCATTTCATCTTTTTTCATTTGATCAGCATTTTTTCTCAATGCCAGATTTCTTTTCTTGATAATTTGCATATCTATTTGTCCCTTCTTTTTTTGAAGGGCAATCTCTTGAGGAGAAAGAGATGCTTCCATCTCATGAATTGTCTCTTCTCTAGGAACACAGTTAGGAACCATTTTGTTTCCTTTCTTCTTCATTCCTTCCATTTTATGAGAATCCCAGCAAGGATCATTCTTATACTTTTTTTCGGTTAATGTCCCCTCGGTTTCCTCAGTGAATTCTCCTGGTGCTGCTGAGTCAACTGAAGAAGTTTCATTAATTGCTGCGACTTCTTCTTCTCGTTCTCTATGTTCTGTGACTTTGATGATTGGTTGTCCTGGTTCATAGTCTGAGACTCTGAAAAACGTTAATTTTGCGCCAGGGTATACTTTTTCGATCTGATCCATAACATCAGATCTGCTGGGGATGCCAACCTTAGGGAAGAACATCTTAAGCATATAAGATCTGCCTCTGAAGACAAGATTTACATCAATAATATTACCAGTAGTAGCGGGGAGTCTCGTAGCTTCCTCAACCTGCTCTTTTCTGGTTGCTTTCTTTTTGACACAGTTTGGATATCTCTTTCCAAACATAGTCTTCATACCTTTCTTTTCATAACCAGGCCAGCATTTCTCATCGAGTGATGTCTCTTCTGTAGCGAGATCACCAAATCTTTCGCGATGCTTTCTTAATGGCATTGATTTATCGCGAAACTCTCTGGGAGATTCATAACCTGTTGGTTTTGATCCATCTTTGGTAGAGGATTTTCTTCCAAGAGATTTACGTTCTGATGATTGTGACAGTTTAGTCTTATCACCATATTGTGTTCTAAATTTTTCAGTAAGTTCATCCCAGGAAAGTCCTTCAGACTTATTACCCCAGTTTGCTGCACCTACTTTACGACATTTGACAAGTGCTCCTGACGCATATGCACTTGGCCAAACTCTGTAGCGAGATTTAACTTTATGGTAACAGGCATCTTTTGTACCGCTACCTTTTCCTTTTTTGTCCTTTTCTTGGATGAGTTCAAGATTGTCGTTGTTCATCTCTTCCCTAGGACTATCAGTTTTAACATATGTTGGTTTTGCAGCTCCTGATTTTTGTTGTTGGCCAGGATCTGCTTTTTTCTTTCTTCTAGCAGCAGAAAGTCTTTCTGCCTTAGTCATGCTTGCTCTCTTTGCAGAAGAAACACATTTTGGAGTTCCTTCACCTGGTTTATCACTAGCGCACGTTCCGCCAGTAACAACATTCACCCATCCACCTTTACCATCTTTAGATTTAGAACCTTTAAACCATTTATGGAGAGTTCCACCTTCATGGACTACTTGTTCTCCCATGCCACCACCATTACCACCGCCGTTACCGCCGTTAGTACCATTACCGTTTCCATTACTAATGGCATTGCCATTTCCATTACCATTACCGTTTTTCTTTGCTTCACTTTCTTCGGTATCTTTTTCAAGCATACCTCTTCCACCCACATGGTATCCCATGGGAATCTTCTTACATTTTTTATCGGTGAAACAGTAATACTGCCCTGCAGGACATTTTTTCATAAGAAACAAGAAGTCTCCTTTATATTTATCTCTTTAACTCGTCAACCTCAGATTTTAATTCTTTGACTGCTTCAATTAAGATACCAATAAGTCCATTATAGTTGACTGACTTATGATCTCCATTTGAAACTAACTCTGGAGCAACTTCTTCTACATTCTGTGCAGTTACACCAAGAGAAGGTTTGAGAGACTTTTTCCATTTCCAACTTACACCTTCAAGTTGACTAATCATTTCAAGTGCATTATCAATTACTGATACATCTTGTTTCAAAGTTACATCCGAAGTTGCATTAAAGTCGTTTGCTGTGATGTCTCCGGATGTAGTTATATTGGTATCATTAGAATTGGATCCACCAACAATTGCAGTTCCAGTAACTTTTGGTAGTGTGACAGTTACGTTGCCACTATAGTTAGAATGTGCTTGAGACTGCAATCTAGTATAGTGAGCGTTGCTAGATTCGCAGTAGAAATCAAGTCTTCCTGGAGTGCCATCATCACTTTGAATTAGAATATTATTAGTTGCTGTTGCGACACCAGCAACAGTAATTCCACTCAGGAAGTTTGCTACAGTATTAGTAGAGATGTTATCAGTAGAAGCAACACCAGTCAGTCCGGATCCATCGCCTGAAAAAGATGCCGCAGTTATAACGCCTACATTAATATTAGGAGTTCCAGTTAGTCCCTGAGCAAGAGCAGCAGTTCCAGAACTTGTGATGTAACCGGCACCATTTGTAATAGCATTGTTGTTTAGAGATATATTAGCGGAACCATCAAATGATACTCCTGCGATAGTTCTGGCAGATGCTAAAGTTGTCGCTGTGGCAGCGTTGCCAGTACAAGATCCAGAAGAACCTGATGTATTTCCAGTTACGTTACCGGTTACATCTCCAGTAAATGAAGTTGCTTCAAACGGTTTATTAGATACAAACTTTGTACCGGAATGGGAGTATAAGATAGTTGCACTAGCACCATCAACACTAATACCTGCACCGTCTGCAGCACTTGAGTCAGCAGCACCAGATGCAATTACAATTGTCTTATCATCAACCGTTAGTGTTGTTGAATTAATAGTAGTCGTTGTTCCATCAACGGTTAAATTACCAGAAACTGTTAATGCTTGACAGGTTGTTATCCCTGCAATATTGACGTTGCTTAAAAAATTTGCTGATGTTGCTGTCTGAATATTATCTGTTGATGCAACTCCTGTTAAACCTGATCCGTTGCCAGAAAAAGAAGATGCAGTAACAACACCCGAAAGATTTAAGTGAGTAGCAGAAATTGACTGGGCATTTACGATACCACTGTTTGTTAAATCAATATTATCAGATGCTTCTAACTCTTTGATTTGATTGGATGACGAATCTACAATCAGTGGAAATCTATTTGCCATTTTTTGTAGTACTATATGTCTTATTTATTAAAATGCTACTGATACATCAGTGGAAGATGATCTACCAAATACCGTTACAATTCCAGCAGCAACTGTCACATTTACACTACCAGAACGAGCTGTAACTGATAAATTTGCACTACTTACACTGATATTAGTAAGAGATGATCCATCCCCAGAAAATGACGCTGCAGTTACAACTCCAGTTACCGATAGATTACTAGAAATGCCTATACTACCACCAACACTCATGTCAGTGCTAATAGCGACATTAACTGCATTAATATTGATATTGTTCGGTGATTCAATCGTTGGAGTACCAGAAGCACCGATTAAATTTACTTGCTTTACTCCAAAATTCTTATCTGCCATTTTTAATCTTTATGTTTAAGATTGAGCTAAAGAAATGCCTGTTATATTTACCCCACTAATACTTGGAACAGTATTATTAGAAAAAGGATTATAAAGAACTCTCGGTGTAGCTCCCTTTAATCCATAAGAATCACTCCAATAATTTACAGAAGTTCCTGCACCAACTGGATCAGTATCTCCATATCTATCATATAATAATTCATCTACAAGAACAGATCCATGATTAAATAACCAATCACGAGCATCCGCTCTTGTTGCTGATGGATTTGATTCTAAATAACAAGCAATAACACCACAAGTATTAGGTGCTGCCATACTTGTTCCATTTAAATAACCATTATTAAAATCACTATTTCTAGGATCAGAGTGTCCAGTATTATAGGGACTTAAGATTGTGGATCCAGCAGCCCATACATCAATTGCTGGGCCAGTATTTGAAAAATTAGATTTTCTTTCAGAGGATATTCCTGTAGTATAAACAAAAGAATCTAAAGAGCCGACAATTATGGGTGCATCAGATTGTCCTTGATGAGAAAGTGCTGGAGTACCTGATCGATTAAAATATTCATCAACAGATCCAAATGATTCAGAAAATTGATTTCCATAAAAAAGATATCCCGATGTAAATTCATTATCATAATCATCTCCGCCTGGTAAGTCTTGTTTTCCATTACTGTTTCCAGAATTACCAGCAGAAAATACTACGATTATATCATCACAATCCGAATCATCAAATAACTCATCAGTCGTTGACTGTGCTGTTGCATGTTTAGATGTAAAATCAAACCACTGAACAGGATTACCGTTGTCATAAGTTAGATATTGAAGTAGATCCATATAATAAACTGCTGGAAGAAAACTATTACTGGATAAAATGTCAGTTCCAGGATGTGATGTTCCTCTGAAAGTTGCATTATATGCATAAGTTGTAGGATTATTTCCTATAACGAATTGACGATATCCCCAACTTCCATTAACAATAGTTGGATTTTTTCTTCCCGTTACTGGATTTACAGGTTTATTCTTATGCCATACTCTTATATAATCAAATCCATCAGCAGCGTTAGAGAAACCTACATCAGTACGATCAATGCACGCTATACTCCATATATTTGATTGAAATGCTGCTCCGAATTGATTACCTGCTGCTGTTCCAGCAACATGACTACCATGCCACGATCCATTAAATGATGAAGATCCAAGAACATTATCAATTGTATAGTTTGTTAAAGTTCCAGAACCAGGAGCAACTAATCCATGCGATGCCCAATTAATTCCATAATTATCTTGTCCATGAATCAATATATCTCTTACTCTGCTGACTGACTCAGTAGATACTCCAACAGGAACTGATGTGTATTGTGATAATAAAAAGTCCGGGTGATCCCAACGAACACCAGTATCCATTATAACAACATCTACATTCTTACCTGATAAAGAGTATGAAATGTCCTCACTAACCGATGAAGTATTGACTCCGACAAAATTATTTGAAGATTTAGAGTGGCGTGACAATCCCCACTGAGTGAAGTTTAATGTTCCTCCAGGATCTGAATTAGTTCTCAGATTTGTTATATTTTGTTTAAATCTATTTGTATCGATAAGTCTATCAAACTCTTCATCATATTTTCTCTGCTCAAGAACAATTGGATTATGCATTGAAGATAAAACAACCCAATCTACCTTTTCATTCTGCCTTAGAATTTCAGCTTCCTCCTGAGACATCTCATATACAGATCTCTTTGAAGAGCAATTCATAGGAGAAATGCAAGTTATTCTCCTGTTTGGAATACCATCAATTTCATTCTCATTAATTATAAAACCATGTATATCTAACCAATCCTCTGGATTCTTTATACAAACAGTATAAGCCTGAGGTTCACCAGAGGAAACCTCATTAACAACAATAACTCTTCCTAATTCATTTACTTCCGTTCTCATATTAACTCATTATTTCTCTTACAAAATTATATGTTGTAACTCCAGATATTCCTGTTTCTGGTGTTGCATTGAGATAATAATTTCCTCCAGTATATGAAGATCCAATCGATACTAATAAATCTGAACTATACATGATCGCATATTCTTGTGAATATGGAGTAGTTCCAGATCTCGATACTAATACTTTCTGAGCCTGAATACCAACACTGTTTTCTATATGTAGAGTATATTCAATTGTCTTAAAGTCTGTTGTTGTAATAGTGTCTATACTTGTTAAAATGCCAGCAGTTGCTGTCCAGGAACCTACAAGTGCTTTTCTATTCGCAGTTGATGTATTTGATAGGGAAAGTTCAGTGGTAGTTACCGTTCCAAAAGATGTTGCGGTTAAAACTCCAGATACAGAAACATCCCCAACCACCTCTACTTTGGAGGTTGGGGATAGAGTTCCTATACCAATTTTTTGGGAAGGGGTAGCAGTTGCTACCCCTATGTTTTTTGTAGAATCATCAACTGTAATTAA